GCTGTTGACTACGTCATAGTCGCCCACAGGAATGTCAACATCGTAGTCATAGAATGTATCAAACACCCGAACTGTTTGATCAATGTTGTAGTTGGTGTAATTTATACTGCTCATAATCAATTAGTTAGTTGGGGGGTTCTGTGGGGTGGGATAATACATGCCACTGGCACGTCCAGGAATTTGACGCATGGCCGCAGGCACTGCACCTTTGATGGTTTGATTGCCCAGGGCCACTGCTTCGCTCACAGCAATGCTCTTTAAATTTTTGCCCTTGAAAGTATTGTACACTGTACCAGCTTTTTGTACGGCACCAATAACTCCTAGGGGACCGTTCTTGGTCAAATCTTCTATGATGCCTCCGGCAGCATCCAACAATCCACCTTGACCCATGAAATTGGCACGACTGCCGGGTCTTGAAATTGGACTCAGAGTTTGATCATAGTGACTTGGATCAGCAAAGCCGCGTACATTTTGATCTGGTCTAGCTTGACCCACTGCACCTGCGTAGTACTTCACAGTTTCGTAGGCAATGGTCATGGTGTTTTGCATTATGCCTGAGCCTTCAGCATAGGCATACTGATCATGACTCCAGTTGGTGATCAAGGGATTGATCAACACATAGGTAGCTGTCTTGTGTTGGTCAAACCCAGTGATTTGAATGTCTCGGAAAAACGGAGGTTTACCTGAGGCACTGCTGCCACCATCATTGTAGGATTCGCCAATGTAGCCCCAGTCGTTGACATCGCCTATGCGTTGATTGCTGTAGATGTCCTTGGCATTGTAACCAAAGCCAGTGACTTTGTTGGCGCTTTCGCCAAGGCTACCATTGGTGGGACTGGGTTGCAGATACTGTTGTGCAGCATCCTTGTAGTAGTAATTGTAGTATGCATACCACATTTTGCGAACGTTGTCGCCACCGTCATCGTGAAAAGTCAGTGTCACAGGATCATAGTTGATCTTGGTTTGCACCACACGTTTACGATTGTATTGATTTAGAGTTTCGTTGTTGATTGTGAACTTGGGCAAGTCCACAGTCTTGACCACATAACTCAACTGTGTTTGATCATTGGCAGCTAGATATCCACTCAACCCCGGAATTTCGTTGTTGATTGTAAAACTCACATGAAAGAGAAACTTGTACCTGGGTTTGAGTTCAAATGAGTTTGGGGTAAAGACTTTGCTTGCGTGAGTGTAATCACGCAAAGCATTGACATTAGTAAATCCTTGAAGGAATTGTTGACCAAATGTTGGCATCGCCTAGCCCTTAGGCGCCTGTGCCAACACCTGTTACTGCGCCGCCTACTGTACGGCCAAGCCCGCTGGCAATAGTGCCAACACCGCCATCATTGACTGAAGTCTTGGTTTGTGCAGCATTGTCGTAAGCAATGGTCATGGCAATTGTGACACCTTCGTTGGTGCCATAATTCAATTCACCATAGTCTGCGCCTTTGAGATAGCAACCGTACAGTTCCCACTGTTCAAGCACAGTAGGCTGGTCTGCACCGTTGCCGCCGTCAAGAACTTGGATGGTGGTCTGAAACTTGTAGTCAATACCAGCTGCGGCCGACGCTTGTTCCAAGAAGTCCAATTGCTTCTGTAGTTGTTCCCCAACTAGAGTCATCACGCTGCCCGAAGCATCGTCACGCACCGAGCAGGCAATGTCGGTCCAGGAGTGACGTCCAGCCAGCTTGAGTGTTGAGTTGTAGATTGGTAATGCGATTTCTTCAAATGTTAGATTGGGTCTAGCCACGCTGACAACTTGTTTGGTTAATTCTGTTGTGGTGTTACTGACGCCAAAATTTTCAAACAAAACTCTAAATCTATATTTGAGTTTGGGCATCAACAGGCCCTGAGCGCTCGCGGATTGATCGCTTGCTAGGGGTACTGTCATTCTGTTTAGTGATGCGCTTGCCATTTGTCTTTTCTCCTATATGTTTATTTACCTGAACTGGGGGCCGAAAAATCGGCCCCCTTGTTCATTATTGTCCGGCAGCAATAGCTCCAGTATTCTTGATACGCAACGGAATGTAGATGAATTCCACTGCTTTCACTGGCTCAATTGCAATATCTACCCACAATTCATTGCGGTCAATACGTGCAGGAGTGTTGTTGCTCAAGTCACAAACAACTAGGTAATCGTACAAGGCTCGCTTGGCAACCAAGTCAATCATCAAACTGTTGACACTGTTGGTGATTTGATTACGTGTAATTGTGTCATTGGGTTCAAACAGATACTGTTTGCCAATCTCTTCCAAGCGACCACGCAAGAACGCAACCAGTCGTGCCACGTTGATACGATCCAGAGCTGTGGTTGTTGTGGTACTGGTCTTGTTACCAAAGTTGGTGATACCAATGCCAGGAATAAACGTAATTGGGTTGATATTGCGCTCGTACAGGATGTCACGCACACTTTGACTTACGCCAATTTGATTGAACTCGCCTGTGGCAGCATCAATATAACCAATTGCAGTAGCGTTGTCAACAACACCACGACGTGTACCAGCTGGTGCCAACCATGGGTAGCTTGCAGCATCACTGCGCAGAATTGTGCGAACCATCATGTGGCTTGGTGGCTGTACCACTGTGTTGCCACTTAAATCTGTTGTGGTGCAACTTGGATAGAACACACCAGCATAATTGCTGGTTAGGATGTTGCCATCTTCGTTGGGTTGGCCCAAGCCATTGTTGTTTGTGGCAAACGCCACCAAGCTGGTGCCATCTGGTCCCAGACGCATTGGTGTGTCACCCACCACAAACAGTGTGTTGTTGCGTTCATTGCTGAGTGCAATCATGTTGGGTGTCAACTCTGGGTAAGCAGGTGTAGCAATAATGTTGAACTGCGTTTGTTCTTCACGTGCTGTCACACTGGTGTCAATGCCTGACTTCAGAGCTTGCACAATGATTTGACGTTGCGCCAGGCGACCTGACCACATTGCACCATTGGCTTTGTTGCCGCTGGCGCTGAGCCATGTGTTGAGATTGATTAGGTCCCAATATGCAGTATTGGTTGGAGCAATGCCTGCTGTGGTGGCCTGTACACACACATAGATACCAAAATCATAGGTAACAAAGTCGTTGACTGCATACGCCAAACCAGCTGACCAAGTGTCAATGCTGTAGTCTGTGGCAGAACTTGTGAAGTAATTGGTTTGGAACGACTTCACATTGTATCCTGAACGACGTGTGTTAAACAGCAGTGTGCCTTGTGGGTACAGGGCTGGGTTGGGGGCGTCAGGGTCAAGATAGTTGCTGGTCAGCAAACTCACAATGCTTGGCAAGGGATCAGCAGCTGGATCGGTTGTGCCGTTTGTGGCCCAACGCGCATCAGCAAACAAGATACCGTTTTGAGTGGTTTGATCTGAAGTATCAATTTCAACCCACTGGTCCAGGTTTCCAACTGGTTGCCAACGATACAGCTTGGGATAATTTTCTAAATCACTTGTATCAATCCACAGATCACCGAATTGCAGTGGTGATTCTGCCAAGTCAGTTTGTGTGGTGGGTGCTGTGGCCGAAATAATTGGACCAGTTGCATTGGTTTCTGTCAAATCATAACCGCGTACATCGCTGATAACGTTTTGGTAACCCAGCCAGGCTCCGCCATCTTGAATCATGATGTCAGCTTGATCAACTGCGCTGTAATACCACAAGCGGCCGTCTGCAGGATCTGAATCGGGTGCAGTGTCGCTGGCTGTGTAGGTAAACAGTGGGGTTGATACAAAGTTACTGAGTCTCAATTGATCAGTGCTCTGTGCATGTCCCACTTGATCTGGTGCGCCAATAGCAAAGCCTGCTGTGGCCACAGCGTCTCCGCCTGACAGGTCCTCAAGAAATATACTGCCGCCTGCACTGTGTGTGAACACAATGTTACCAGCACTGTTTACGCTGGCAGTAACATAAGGATTGGCTGCTGCACTGACCGCAGTAATAAAGTCAGACACTGATCCAGTTCCACCTATGGTCACTGTGGCAAAGAGGTTGTTGGCAGTGCCAGGTTGTGTAGAGTTCATGGTAAACTGATCGCCTACCGTAAATGCATTTCCTGTTGGGGTGGTTGTGCCAGCAATCACAGTTGCGCCAAGTGCATATCGTTCAAAAATAGTAAAGGCTGCTGTGTTGATTATGGTTTCCCAATTGAACGAAGTGTATGAAACATACAACGTACCTACAGGAATATTCTTGCCGCCGCCAGTGGGGTCAAGACCGTAAATTGCAGTTGAATCGCCTACATAGGCTGGGCAAGTTTGTGTGACCCATGCTCCCAATGCAGCACTGTATTTTTTAACTGAAATGTTCAAACCATTGTTGGCAGTACTCATGTTTTGCCATATAGAACCAGTTGGTCTAGCATTCAACGGGTCAATGTTGGCACCAGAAATCCACTTGGGTTGTTGATAGCTGTACCCTGGAAAATACTGTGGTGCAGGATATTGACTTGCAGAAATACCCAGGGTAGTCAACAGTGCGGTGCCCGAGTTGGGACCAGCAACAATTTCAATAAAACCGTCGCTGTCCGATGTAGAGCCGTCTGCGCCTGCGGTGCTGTTGGCATAAATGAACAATCTGTTGTTTACAGCACGAGCTGTTACACCTGTGATAGCGGCAGCATTGATAACCGCTAC